AGTGTCTCTGATGGGGGTGTTACTGGGAATCGACAGGCGTGAAATAGTGAACTGGAGATAACCGTAGGCGACTACGTACAAGCGCAAAACTCTAAATGCAAACGATAACTTTGCACCTCGTTTGGCTCTAGCAGCCTAACATGCGCTCGGAGGGGGCGTGGAAACAGAACCCCTCCACCAATACTTTGCGCTAGTGCCAGTTTTAGGCGCATCGTACAATGAACTGGCAAAACGGAACGCCGTGTCTCCGTTGCAACAAACCTAAACACGGCACCAACACACATGACACAGGAGTATATCATGTCAAAGAACCCTTACGAAATCCGTCTAGAACTTCTTCATATTGCCCGTGACTTTATCATAGAGCAAAATATGAACGAACGCATTCGTCTTGAGAATGATTGGAATCTTGAACGTGAAAAGGCATCTATTGCTCTTTCACAAGGCAAGAATGTTGATCTTCCTCCATTTCCAGCAGTTCCTAATATGGACGCAGACTCTATCATCTGGTTGGCTGAAAAGCTTAACAGCTTCGTATCCAAGAATGACTAATAATGATAGGAGAGGCGAAAGTCTCTCCTTGACTTTATTATGTGAGTCATGTATAATATTATGATAATGGTAAAGAGATTGAAATGCCCACAAAAGAAGAAATCACCACATTTTCTTTGAATATAGAAACTTTCGTCAAGAAGAAGAATGTTTCATATATGGAAGCAGTTGTTCTGTATTGCGAAGAAACAGGTCTTGAAATTGAATTGGCCTCAAAGTTGATTAGCGGCTCTCTCAAGTCAAAGATCAAGATTGAAGCAGAAGAACTCAACTTCCTACCAAAGTCAAACACCACAAAACTTCCTTTGTAGGATATGAATAGTGAAACTATCTGGGTACGAAACGTACTGTACCTATCTTGCACTGAAGAATCATTTTACCAAAGACAACTATGATTTCTTCAAGTACAATGGTAAAGTGACCGCTAGTAAAGAGTCGTTTCTGAACAGGCGAGATAGGTTTCAGTTTGAGAAATTGGCCAGAAAATGTAATGATGTGAAGATGCACATTGCATTATGTTTCATGGCTGATAGGACATGGATTGGAGATATGTTAGATGATGATGCTTTCAGTTCTACTGTAAAGCATACGCGAAAAGTCCAATCCATGTCCTACGATTTTAAGAATGAACTAGAAAAAGTGGATGATATCAGGTCTTTATTCAAAATGGAAGACAATGGTTATCCTAAGTTTTTGAATGAATACATGCGTGGTGATATCTCTCTGGAAACTCTCATCATTCTCAATTCTTTCATTGACTTCATTCCAAAATTTGATGCTAAACTCAAGGACGACTATCTGTGGTCTAAGTTCAGCTTCAAGACACGGAAGTTTGCACCGTTCCTGCTTCAAGACCTTGATCAAAAAAAGTTCAAGGAAATACTAAAGAAGCAGGTAAATGCAACTATATAGTTGACAGAGGGAGATTCCTCTGCTATTATATACAAACTATACAACGACATACACTGAAATATGGAGAACATACAATGTCAAACTTTGCATCCCTCAAGAAGACCTCGGCTGATATCGGCCGTCTCACCAAAGAAATCGAAAAGATCAACGCACCCCAGACTGAACGAGCAGAAGACACCCGCTTCTGGACCTTGTCGCGCGATAAGGCTGGTAACGGCTCTGCTGTAATTCGTTTTCTTCCTGCGGCTGCTGTTGATGGTGACGATTCACTTCCTTGGGTTCGCTACTTTGACCACGGCTTTAAGGGTCCGTCGGGCAAGTGGTATATCGAAAACTCTCTGACCACTATCGGTCAGAAGGATCCGGTCTCTGAGTATAATTCTGCTCTTTGGAATGCATCTAGTGATGATGCTTCTTGGCAGCGTAAGCAGGCCCGTGATCAGAAGCGCCGTCTTCACTACATCGCAAATATTCAGGTACTCAAGGATTCATCTAACCCTGAGAATGAGGGTAAGGTGTTCTTGTTCAAGTTCGGTAAGAAGATTTTCGACAAGATCACTCTTGCTATGAACCCGCAGTACCCGGATGATCCGGCTATGAACCCGTTCGATCTTTGGAACGGAGCAAACTTCAAGCTTCGCACCCGCATGGTTGCTGGTTACCTTAACTATGACCAGTCGACCTTCGAATCGCCTTCGGCTTTGTCTGATAGCGATGCTGAACTGGAGAAGATTTGGAAGTCTGAATACTCTCTAAAGGAGTTTGTTGATCCTAAGAACTTCAAGTCTTATGATGAACTGAAGAAGCGTCTCACCGAGGTTCTCGGTAGCACAGTATCAGGTGTTGGTGCGGTTAACGACCAGATCACTGATTCAGTAACTCAGAAGCCATCGTTTGAAAGTTCAAAGCCGCGGAAGTCTGTTGAAGACACACCGCCTTTTGATACTGAGACTGATGAGGATCTTGACTACTTCAAGTCCCTTGCTGGTTAATAAATACGAATAGCAGGCGAACGCGGAAGAGAGGGAGATTTTGGTCTCCCTCTTTTTTTATAATGAATAGCCTCGTCTTTGAGTTGACAAGTCTCTTGCGGCCATCATTGCAGCCCTTGCAGTTGGTGACATTGGCTTAATATCACCCTGTATGTTTGAGTACGGATCACTACTCAATCTAGGTGCAGCCGTGCTTTGGCGCTGCATACTTACCTTCTTCTCTTCTGGCGCCGATTGAGACTTTGATTCTATCATATTAGCTTCAACTGGATTAGATGAAGACTTCGTTAAAGAATCAGCATTCATTTTAGACACCGGCTCAATACTCATCTTCTCATTTTCATTCTCGCCAACTTTTGTAGCAGATACGATATCACCAGACATATTCTTTTGAACGATCTGAGTATCAGCACTCTTTGGTATAATACCGCCTTGAGCCATTGTCTTTGTAGGATGTGTGTCGCTTTCTGGTGGCGGTGGTGTAGCCGCGGCTGTCGCACTTGGTGTAGTTGCTGAAGCTACAGTTGTTGTCGATGCTTCTGGTGTAACTGTTGCACTATCTGCCGGCTTAACTTCTGCGGCCGCTACTGCCGCAGCTTTAACTTCTGCTGAAGCAAAATTGATCGAATTCTCTTGTTCATTCTTGACTGCGACCAACCGATTAGCATAGTTACCCTCACTATCTACTTTACCATAGATTTTTTGAGCAAGCGCGGCTTGCTCATCTTTGCTACCAATAGCCACATTCTCAGGAATTTTATAGTTTTTTAACATAGAAGGAGTCCATCCTTCTTCCCAGCTATATCCTAAAGATCCGCTTTTGTGTGTCACATCACCGTGCATCAAGTCGAAATGGGTATCGCCTGATGTAAATCCACCGCCAAACGTTATTTGTTGAGAATCAGGAAAATAGTATGACTGTGCAAGAGCAGCAGCAGAGTGTAACTTAGCGTATAGTGGTGCAGTTTCGCCGGGTGATCCTTGTTGACCAGGATAAGGTTTATTGAAATTGGTCAATTGTTTTCCGGTCTTACGATCAATAATAACTAAGTCGAGGGCACCACCGTGGCCAGTATCATGCTGTTCACCATGATTGCGTGTGCTTCCTGAATGTCTTACGCCACCAGAATGTCCAAATACTTCTACTGCATATTGTGGGTTATCAGCTTCAAACTGCTGAATACCCTCCGAATAACTCTTTAGAAGAACCGGATCTACATCATCAATCTCAGCCTTAGCTCTAGCATTTCTACCTTGCATGAATGCAACAGGATCAGCCACAGGTTTAATCTTACCACCATCTACAGGCGCAACTTCAGTGGCTGTACCCTTTAATTCACTAGCCATTGGTGTTTCGCCAGCCACTTGCTGAACTACAGCCATTGCATCTGTTGGTGTAGTTTGTTCTGCTATTGGTTTAAAGTCTTCTGTGATCTTTTGTATTTCAGCATAGTTCGCGTCTCTTCCAGCAGCATGTCTTGCCGCGTCAGCCGCACTAAATCCTATTTTAGTATTGCCTTTTCTTGCCCAACGGATATAGTCATCACCTAAAACAACAGCCGCATCTTCCATTGAGATATCAGGATTGGCTAGAAACTCTTTAGCCGTTCTAGGATATTTCTCTTTGATTTCTTGCATCTGAAATTGCGCTTGAGCATTCAATGTCTCTTGGCTTTGAATCATTCTGCCATCCGCATCAAGTAGACCTTTTTTGCCTAAAAAGTCTTTTAAAGCAGTTCTGCGGTCTTTCTGCATAGAGACCATACCGATATTTGTTTGTCCGTTTAAATCTGTATGAGTACCAAACATAAGATCAGGATTATAATTATTTTCTCTTCCAACTTCAGCCGTGAAAGCAAGCGCCTGTTTATGACTAAATCCTGCTGAAACATATGCATCATATACAGATTTCATTGTATTTTGGCGACCTTTAAGTTCACCTGTTCCTGCAACTCGCGCGCCGGCGCCTGAAGGTCCGCCTCTTTGAGTTTTATCCGCATAACCAGCTAAGAACGGATTGCTCTCTACAGCATGAAACTCAGACGCGGTGATCTTAGGCGGGCCTTTTTCTTCAGGTGTGCCTGATACTCTATTATAGTCAGAATTACTAACACCGCCTTGTCTTGCTCTTTTTAGATAGTCAGCTTTCGATAGATTTGGATTACCGCCTGCTGCCGCTGTACCTCCACTGGTCGCACCAGCGGCCGCATCTTTAGCATAGTAATTTGGAAATAGATTGGCTCTTTGGCTTGGAGTTAGTGCTGCATTGACCTGATCAGCATAGCTGGAGTACAACAAAGCCTTTCTATCTCTGAAAGGCATTGACTGTATTTTTCTATAGTCTATTGTTAGGTCTTTTGGATCTATTGCCATATTACTTTCTCATTTGTCTCTGCGCCATCATATTTCTTTCGCGCACTTTTTCGTTCTCTTCTTGAATATGTGCCTTGAGTAGATCCAGATATAGATATCTTTCCCAAGGCAACATATTTTCCATATCACTTAGCGAATAATGATGAAACTGAATCAAGTTAAAGTTGGTCTTATAGTGGTTGACCAACGTATCATGGCCAAAAATTATAAAAAAAAACTATCAAAGTTATTATAATTGATGTTGTGATTAAAACTGCACTTCTCACACTGGTGCTGAACTTTACACTCAAATTCAGGAAAGTTCTTAACAAAGTTTTCTAGCTGTGCAAACTGCACCTTTGTTAGACCTTCAATGAACTCATGAACCTCTTCTCTGGACATTTCTTTAGTTGAGTAGTTTTCAGTCTTGTCGAAGATAGAGTCAATAGAGGCACCGATGATGCGAATCATCCTATCAAAGTTAGACTCGTTACTCATGATGGTTTTCATAACAGAATACTTTGGGTATTTCATCTTCACACCCATATCTTCTGTCAGCCATATCTCTGGCTTGATACTCTCATCCTTAACAATAGATGCTTTCGAGATGTCAATATCTACTGGAAAACTATGACCACATTTCTCACCGTCTACTACGTTATTACACAGAAACTTGACAGGTATGGTTTCACCAATAGATTTGGCTCTAAGTGCTACGATAAGATAGTCTACATCAAAGAACGGGAGAGTATCAACTGAAATATTATTATCAATCAGACAGTTGTTAATGACCTGTTTAGTTGCACTAACGATTTCATTAATATCTTTTGTCTGTGCTGCAATTAGAAGCAGCTTCTCTTCTTTAACAAGAAACGGCCTAATTCTGATTTGCTTGCCACTTGACGGCAACTTCACTGTGTAAATTGGTACAGATATCTTTGGTATTTTCATAATTTATTCACCTTTTATTATCTTCCTCCTCTTTCTCCAATTGGATTGTCATAGATAGTACCGTTGTCAACGTCATAAGTTGGTAACCATGTGCCATTGGCTAGAGAGACTGAAACTTTATCTTTAACCAAATTAAAAGCTGCTGGAGAAAGAGGATCAAGTTTTTCTCTATGCCATGTATTATATGTAAATGCGACAGTAAGTCTGTGGAAGTTATCATCGGCCCAGTTCACAGGCATTGGATTTATAAGAATAGGCCAGGCCTTTTCAAACGTAAACTTGTATTGTGCAGTAAATGTTTTGCTTGTATTTACTGATGGTGTACCTGTAGTACCATCTATCTCACTGATTTGAAATAACTCAACGGTTGTCGTGTAGTCTTTGCTATATGCAAAATTAAATGTACTTGTTGGATTAATCAGCTCCATCCAGTCATCAAATAGCTGACGTTCCATGAACTTATCTCTAACAACAAATGTCAGGTTCAAATCTTCATATGTTGTCTGGTACGGAGACTTAAAGTTAGTACCATAGTAACGAACATCAATATTCATAAAACCACGACCTGGAAATTCAGCAGCTTCACACAAATATGTAAGGTCTTTAATCATTGATCCGTATTCTGATCTTCTAGGCAATCCTGAAGGCAAGCTCACGATTCTAGCTACAAAGCGATTAGCTTTAGCGGGACCACCATCTCTATTGACGGCAGACCTGTGGTCTTGCAATCCTAAAAATTGTGGTGGGTTTGAAAATGTTACTGATGCCATTTGTTAACTCTTGGTTACAAACATTTGAACTGGAAGAGCGATTGCATTTTCCCATTCATTTGCTGTGATTTCTATAAATTTGCTTCTGACTTGGGTAAAAAGGTATCTCTTGATGCACGGTCTAGATAGACTGGCCAAACTTTTTGTTCTTGATAGAAGATCATAAGACAATCTAAGTCTGGTCTTCTCATCAAATCTGCTGTTGGTTCTATAATCAGTTAACTTTCTCAAAAGTGCTGTTCTTTGACCGGTATCTAGATAGTGCAGGTTCAGGCCTAAGAAACCATCTGGATATGGTTCAATAGGGAACACAAGAGGGAATTTATCATATATCGGCAGCTTCTTTTTATGCTTTGGATCATAGTAGAAGAAGTACATCTTACCAACGAATGTTCCATCTCTGGATCTTTCGCTGTTATTGATAATGTTTCTTCTGTAACCGGCCGCTGTTCTAGCTTTACCGATAAACCAGTCTACTGCTTCTTTTTCTTCTTTTTTAGCCATATTCTTATTTATGTGCTGTTTTTACTTGACAGATGGTTGACAGTATGTTATAAAGGCTATGTCCTGTAGCAAATGAATACCTTTAAGGTCCTACTTGATACCTAGATTATCCTCTGTTATTAATTGAAATTTCCATCCTCTATCCGCACAATATTCTTGGGCGGCAGCCCATTTGGACTGATTCTTACCCCATGTCATTACCTCTGTGAGATACTTCCTAGTTCTCTTACTCTGTACCTTAGGTTCTATTGTCTGTGCTTTAGGTTTAACTTCCAATATCATAGTTTGAATTGAACCATCAGGCTTTCTAGCTTTCACTGTGAAGTCAGGAAAGTACCTGTGCCATCGGTTATCAGTAGGACATACGTATGGAATAGCGAGTTCTTCTGAACTCCACTCTAAGATATTATTATTTCCATCTAAGTACTTCATGACCTTAAGTTCCCATAGTGATCTATAGACTATGTTGGTAGGGTCACCTTTATACTTTTGTGGGTTCTTTGGGCTAAACTTTCCTTTATAGGTTTTCATATAAATATATTTATCAACAGAGGAATAAAGAATGACAGTATCGGAAAGCACAGGAATACGACCAGATGTTACAGTACCATATACAGATAATATTATAGATGAAAGTGTAGATATGATTAGTAGTCTTTCTCCTGATTGGGCTGTGCCTAATGATGCAACTCTTACTCAATCAAGATATGACTTTAATTATAGAATATTCCCGGAAGAACTTGGTGGTATGACTTATAATGGTCATTATATGGTTATCAATATTAACCAACAGACCGCTTCGAATATGACTAAGGTCAATGAAAAGACTATATCTACACCATTAGATATATTAAGCAAAGAAGAGCTTTCAAAAACAGATGCTCTGAGATTTAATATAGATCAAAACTTTAGAGGCGCGGATCAAAGTAATTATGGACAGTTTATCGCTCGACCACGTTTCACCAGAAGAATTCAAGAATCAATTGCCCTTTATATGCCAAATGCAGAACTAACCTTTAACGATACTCACGACTTTGAAAATATCAGTTTGACCAAATTTGGCGCCAGCGCGACCGCTGGATTACTAACATTCGCGGCCGCTGGCGTTGGCGCGTTTTTTGGAAATGCAGCCAAGGGTGCTCGTCTTGCTGGTGTAATTTCCAATTCATTATCAGGAGTTACTGAAGCTTCAAAAATAATTGGTGCTCCTATCAATCCAAAAGTCGAAGTACTATATGCGAACACTATGCAGCGTGAACATCGCTTCGACTTTATCTTTGCACCATCTTCTGCTAATGAATCACGCAATCTAAGACAGATTATCCGAACATTGAGATTTCATGCCGCGCCAGAACTTAGAGCTAATGATGTAAAATCGTTCTTCTGGATACCACCAGCAGAATTTGATATTACATTCTTCTATAGAGGTACAGAAAACCTTAAAATTCCTAGAATTAATACTTGTGCCTTAACACAAATAGACGTTTCATACTCACCAAACGGCACATGGTCTACATTCCATGATGGCTATCCAACACAGATAAGAATGCAGCTTGCTTTCCGCGAAACAGAAGTTACTCACAAGCTCCGCATTCTACAAGGATTCTAATATATGTCAAAGATATTTGATTTATTTCCTAAAGTTAAATATAGTCTAAACACTGAAGCAAACGTTACTAATAACTACGATTTTCCTGTGGATATTCTGGTAAGAATTGGTTTCTACTCGAACGTACTCGACAATATTTTCATATACTATGACTATGATGTTGAAGATGGTGACACACCAGAAATATTAGCTGAGAAATATTATGGTGATCCGGAGCTTTACTGGATAATCTTATTAGCCAACAAGAGACTAGATCCAATGTATGACTGGCCTATGTCGACCTCTAACTTTCAAAAATACATAGACGCAAAGTACGGAAGCACCGCAATTGCACAGACAAGAGTAGAAAGATATGAGAAGGTCATAAAGACTGTTGATGTATCATCGAACAATTTTGAAAACATCATATACTACGAGACAACCAAATCAGAGTATGATACTTTACCAGATGCAGACTTGAACCCAATTCAAAAGATATTGCCAAACGGCAAAACAGTCTTTCTATATACTTATAGAAACATAGTGTATTCTTTTGATTATGAATTTGAATTAAATGAAAGAAAGCGCAAAATCAAGTTAATCAAGAAAGAATATTACAATACAATTGTAACTGAGTTTGAGAATATATTAAGTGCAGCTAGAGGTGAAAACAATTTATTTAAAGGTATGAGAAGCTTATAATATGGTAGAAAGCGCAGGAAAAACAGAATCATTTTTAACACAGCTTACATCTGCAATTGATGTTGGTGGTTCTGAGTTAATTGAAATAAACGTCACTGAAGTAAATCTGACAGAAAGTCTTTTAACACCAGGTCTACAAACTAATGTAGTTGTCCAGAGTAGACGATCAGAAACACCTGGTTATGAACTAAAAAACTTGGATAATTTCTATGCGAAAGGTCTAGTTTTATCTCTTGAAAGACCAATCATAAGATCATTTACCAGCAATGTACCTTATAAGCTAGATGTTAGTCAACTAGTATATAGATTGAGCAAAAGAAAGCGTATCAATTATGACGTTGAAATCTTTGAACTTGATGCCTGTGATCCATCACTAATCAAAGATGCTAAGACATACATGAGCAAATCATGGAAATGTACACCGCCAAGCCAAGTTGTATCTGATATTTTACGTGGTTGTATAAAAGCACCTAGAATTGATGTTGAGAATGCAATGCCAATCAGAGACTTTGTAGCTGAGAACGTCCACCCATTTCAAGCCATATTTCAGAACTCAGAAGTGGCCCTTTCACAAGGTACAATGGATCCTTCATTTGTTCACTACATGACATATAGAGACTTAGGCACACATCATTTTAGATCACTTACATCTTTAGCTAAGGCTTCGCCTGTATGGACATTTACTTACTCAGATAAGGGTGCTATTGATCTAAACTATGCAACACCAACAGAAATTATGAACTTTGATTTCCCCTGTGACTTCGATCTACTATCAGATGTTTTAAATGGTTTTGATGAAAATGGTAATGATATCACCGTTGTTTCTACATTGAATTCTTTGACGGGTAAGTTTGGTATGTTTGGTACTCCATCAGATTGCGGTAATAGTCCATTTATGGCCACTACAAATCAAGAGACAGAAACAGATCAGAACTCATGTAATCCAAATATTGAGAAGTACCTTGTAAAGCGTAAACCTAGAATGGCTCTGTTAGATCAAGATAAAATTGCTCTTAAGATGGTCGTACCTTTTAGCCCATTCTTGCACGCTGGCGATGTTATTAAAGCTGAGTTCCCAAATAAAGGACCAAGCGAGGGTAATTTATATGGTACAGGCAACTATCTCATTTCATCTATGACACACAACGTAAAAGCCGGTGGTCTAGGTATCACCACTCTTGAGTGTGTTTCGAATACAGTAGCAGCAGGTAGAGTATGACAAACAGTAAGACATTTCCAAATGAAAATAAAGAAGAACCTGGATTTATAGTAGACCATAAAGAATTACCTTCAGGTCAAATTTTATATAAGGTCAGAATACCACGTAAGCATGGTAAAAACGTCTTAGATGAGCATTTGACATGGATTCCAGCAGAAGTATCCGGCACTTTATTTGGTTCATCATCATCTGGAGGGGCACTAGATAAAGGCCAATCTGTAATAGTAAGACAGAATGTAGGCGAAGGCGGCACATCTAGGCATACGGTAGTTAGTTCAAATCAAAACAAAGAACATGGTAAAACTGGTATTGGCGGTTCTCAACCACTTCCTGGCGCAACAGATAACGTCGAAAAGGCTAAGAAAGAAAAGAGACTTAAACCAATAAAGCAGCCGCCAGACCTTAAAGAAGTTATGGAAAACGGCGTTAAAGTTATTAAAACCGTAGAGAAGGGTGATTGGACTTTTAGCAAGCTTGATGGTCTAATGAACTCAATGACTGTTAAACCTGTTTTTGGTCTTAAAGTGCCGCAGCTTACAAATGTTTCGACTGCACTAGATGCGTTTGAATCAAAGATGACACCAGATATTATGTCTCAGTTACCAGGTTTAAATATATCTATGAGCAATATTCTGAATATAATGCCTGCTGCTCTTAAAGACGAACTCTTTAAGTCATTACCCGCAGGTCTAGGTGAGCAATTTGAATCTGTCATGGGCATGGCCAGAAGTTATGAAACAGTAGCGGCAGCAGGCGGAATGTCAGCACAGAAAAGAGTAAATCCAGCTACCTTTTTTACAACGGCGGTTAACTTGCTGAAAGGTTCACAGACAATCGAAGAGATGATTGGTAAGATATATGACCTTGAAACGGATGATACACTATCAGGTCTTGCTGAATTAGGTTCAACAGTATTAAAAGTGCCTACCGCATTTGGTGAAATTACACAGACATTTGACGCGCTGGGCAATTTAACCACTTTGAAACCTGATGTTATGGTTAAGGCTGAACAAGCTTTTGCAGGTATCATGGGCGATGTTAAAGTTTTAGAATCAGTCAAAGATAAATTTTTGCCAATGATAGATAGAATACCAAATGCACAGAAGCAGATATTCAAGAACAACTTTGAAGAATTATCAG